CACCACTGGGCCCGAAGCCGAAGCCGCCGACAGGGCCGAGGCCGACCGTGCCGGTGTCCATGCCGACGTCGGCATAGCCGTAGCCGAACGCGTTGTTCGCCGCCGCCGTTTGCGCGGCCGGCCCCATCGCGACGTTCGCATCTTCCGCGACCTGTGCTGGCGCTGGCGTGGCCATCTGCGCCGCCAGATTGGTGGCATTCGGACTGGAGAGCGCCGCCGCCATCTGCGCCGCCGTCATCTGCCCCGGTGCTGCCGGTGCAGCGGGTGCTGCGGGGGCCGCTGGCGCGGTTGGCGCGGTCGGCCCCACGGTTGTCGACGTCGGTGAGGTTTGCGCATGGGTCGACGTCTGCGTGGCTTCCTGCGCCGCCGCTGCTTGCGCGGCTGCGGCGGCAATCGCGCCCTGCTGCGCGGCCTGCGACGTGGCGAGGCCTTCAGCAGTGAGACCGCCCTGCGGCGCGCCGTTCGGCCCCACCGCAACACCGACGACACCTGACGGGCTGGGACTGAAGCCGGAGAAGCCGACCGAGATGCCGGGAGAACTCGGATTGGCCGCCTGCGACTCATCGGCGGGCGAGGCAGGTTCGCCTCTGTCGGGCGCGCTCGTCGTCGCGGGTGACGCGTCATCAGGCGCGCTCGGCGTGCCCACAGTCGGCGTGCTCGCACTCGGCGCGCCGACACTGGGCGCGGCGGTCGAAGTGGAAGGCGCTTCGGACGATGTCGGGCCGGCATCCGATGGCGCGCTGTCGCCATAACCGCTCAGCGAGCCGCTCTCGCCACCGACGCCACCGGGCAGCATCGCGCGGGCAATCGCATCACGCTGCGCCGAGGTCTCGCTGGGCAGCGGCGGCCCACTGCTCTGCGCCACGACAATCGGGTCGGCCATGATGAACGGATCGGGCGTGGGCCGGCGCTTCAGATGTGCCGCGTTCCAGCGCGCGACAGCGGCCTCGGCCACCGGATCACCACGAATAAGCGCGGGCGCGAACAGGCCACCGAGAGCGCCCACTTCGTCATACGGTGACAGCGCCATGCTCGACCCCTCAGACGTTGACGCCGCCGCGCTCGTAGAGCGCAGCAATCGAGATCAATTCCACATCCGGTTTTGCGGTCTGCGCCACCGTGACCTGCACGATGGGCGCGTGGGAAAAGCCGGTCATGCCAATCGAGACCCAGCCGGTGTTGCGCACAGGCGGCTTGCCAAGCCCCGGCTGATCCCACTTCGCGTGATCCCACAGGCCCTGATCCCAGACATCCGCCGGCCCCGGATCAGCGCCGGGCGCTGGCGGCGGCGGGATCGTGATGACGTAGTCGGTCGTCGCCGACAGTTGCGGCTGGAACGGATCGCGGTTCGAGGCGGTGAACGTCGCCCGCGCCTGCCGCCATGTGACGGTGTTCGGCGGCGACTGGAACATCTCCCAGCCGCCGACCACGGTTGCGACATAGGGCGCGCCGTCGTCGTAGCCGGTGCGGTCGGCCTGCATGACGATGCCGCCCTGCGTCCCAAAAAACATATCGCCGCGCAACCGCACGAAGCAGGTCGCGTCAATGCCGAGGTAACGGCACCACGCGCCGGTCGCGGCGTTGACCACCGCGCAGTAGCGGTTGCCGGGATTGCCGCCCGGCCACGTCACGAATATCTGGCCGACCTCGTCCCACTTGAACATCGTCCACGACCACGCCCGCTTGGCGTTGACCTCGTCGCGCCACATCGGCTTGATCTGCCGCGTGATCGCCGCCAGTTCGAGTTCGGTGCGGTCCTTGGTGATCGCGCCCGAGATCGGCACGATGCCGTCGACCGTCGCGATCAGCATGTCGCCGCCGATGTTGAGATGCGCGTTCATGCCCAGCGGCGTCGACACCTCGTAGCGCCCCTCCTGCCGCCAGTTCGCCGCCGCCGACGGATCAGAGCCGGTGAAGATCAGGAGTTCGCCGAGGTCGGTGACGAACACGCATTTGTCGTCGATGCCGTCGCCGGCATCAATCGACCACGTCGCGCCGAACAACAGCTTGCCGCCCTTGGTCGCCGCGCCCGACAGCGGGATCATCGAGAGCAATCCGCCCGCCGCATTGAGCGGCAGGTACCATGCGTTCATCGAGCCGCCCTCGATGAAGAACCAGCGGTTGCGATACTTCCACGCGTAGGTCAGGTTGCCGCCATTGACGACGGTCGAGCCAGCGGGGCCGGTGATGGTCGACGGCTTGCCGGCGGGAGGCACGTAGCCGGGGATCAGCACCTCCCATGAGGTGCCGTCGTAGCGCAGCGGCGGGTTGCCCGCATCATTGACGACGATCATGAAGTCGCCGCCCTGATTGGCCAGTTGCGAGGCGCAGTAATTGCCGGATGTCTGGCCCGACTTCACCAGCACGGGCGTGTTGGTCGTGACGTCGTACAGCTTGGTGGCGTTGCCGGCGAACATGCGCTGGTTGTTGCCGCTGGCATACTGGAACGCACTGATCACGGGCGTGGTCTCGGGCAGCACGCACCACCGCGTACAGCCGCCGCGCAACTTCAGGCCCTTCATGGTCGGTGCCCAGTTGTCGCAGATGATCGCGCCACCGGGAGCCATGTAGCTCTCGTTCTCGTTCTGGATGATCCCCCGGTTCGGCGCGGGCAGCGTGATCGCCTGCAGTTGCTGGGCGATCTGCGGATCGACCGCGACCCGGCGAAAGGCGCGGTGCGTACTCATGGCGTCGGCACCGGCCACGGATAGGCGACCTTGGCGTTGACCGAGAGCGGCCGGTGGCCGACGATGATCGGTGACGGCTTGTCGCGGCCGGACACGCTCGACAGCGCGTCAGCGTAGGTGCCCATGTCCTCGGCGTAGGGCGTGCCCTTCTGCGCCTTCCATTGCCAGATCATCCCGAGCTTGAAGGTGCGCTCGTCGAGCAGGAAGCTGTCGCCGTCATCCACGAAGGTGTCGCCGACGCCGCCGCTCTTGAGCGCCACGCAGTTCTTGTCGAGATAGAGAAAGCGCGCGGTGATGCCCACGCCCATCACCGGCCAGACCAGCATCTGGCCGCCGATCATCGTCCACTCGCCCCACGCGTCGGTCCAGTTCCACGCGCGGCGCTGCAGCCACTCGTCGGGATCGGGAATGAAGCGCATCGGCTGCTGCGCCGAGGTCGAGCGCCAGACATTGGCGGTCAGCAGCATCCGCTTGTAGTTGGCCGGCAGGTCGAACGCGCTCTTGACGCCGTCGCCCGTGAAGACGTTGGTCTTCTGCAGCTTGGTCCAGTCGCGGGTGTCGTAGGCGATGCGCTGCGCCATCTCGTTGGCGAGCGCGAGCATCTCCTGCATGGTGCGGTTGGCGGTGATGTTGGTGAAGATCGACGTCGGCACGACAACGCCGACCGCCGCACAGACATCCTTCACCACCGACAACAGCGTCATCAGGCCACCTTCTCGTTGCGCGCGTCACTGGCCATCCGCAGCAACTGCTTGCGCGACAGCGTGCCGTGCGGCGCGTGTCCGGTGTTGGCGGTGACGAAGTCGCGCAGCGCCTTGTCGTCCATCTCGTCGAACTCGGTCTTCGCGATGCGCGCGGCGGCATCCTCTTCAAGGATGGCGTTGCGGGCCTTCAGCGCCTCGATCTCGGCCTGCAGTTGCAGGTTCGGCGCGCCCTTCTTCGCATCCTCGATGAACTCCATCGCGGCGTTCTTCAATTCGCGCCCGCCTTGGCCGATGTTCTTCAGTTCCTGCCCGTCGAGCGAGGCCAGCGCCTCGACGGTGTAGATGTTGAGCGCGCGAAGTTCGGCGCGGCGGCCCTCGGAGAGGAAGCGCGCATACTCCAGCGGCGTGCCCGCCTTGGTCTGGGCGCTCTGCGCCTTGAACTGCTGGTACTGCCGCGCGAAGCGTTCGGCGTAGCTGACCTTGATCTGGCCGCCCGTGTTGGGATCGGTGGCCCAGTGCGAAAACATATTTGCCGGGTGAACGCTGACGGTCTGCTTGTTGCCGGGGCTGCGGATTTCGATGATCTCGATGTCGTCGCAGATCAGCCGGCCGGCCGCGAGGCTCTTGGCCTCGTTCGGGTTGGCGTGATGCTTGAACAGCACCAGCAGCAGGTCGTCACCTTTTTGGTTGAGCATCGTCTTCTCCAATGAAAATGGAGCCGCCCGGTGTGGGCGGCTCCGATGGTTGCGATCAGGAACCGGGGACGCTGTCGTAGAAGCGCCAGTTGAACAGCGGATTGGTCTGGGTGAGTTCACCCATCCAGCCGATGAACTGGGCAATCGCGTCCTTGTCGATCGGCATCTGGCCATCGCCCTCGAACAGCTTGTCGAAGTTGCGGTTCGGGTGATAGCGCAGCCGGAACGTATCGGTGTTGAGACCGAACGTGGTGTTGGCGGGCATGTTCGAGCCGATACCGCCGTCGAGCACGATCTCGGCCCGCTTGCCGCCGCCGATGTACTCCAGCGCCGAGAAGCCCAGCTTGCCAAGAGAGGTCTCGTTGGTCTGGCGCTGGATCGCCACGGTGGCCGCGTCATAGGCCGCGTAGTGCTCCGGCGACATGATCAACAGGTCGGCGTAGTCGCGGCCACGCGAACGGTTGGTCATGATGTAGTTCAGCATCGGACGAACCGTGGTCGCCGACACCTGCGTGCCCAGCGCGGGCAGGAAGGTGTGCGCG